ATCAGCAAACTGGTACGGATGCAGATAACTTTACAGTAGGTGGAACGCTATCCGTTACAGGAACTTCTACGCTAACAGGTGCGGTAACCGCTACGGCAGGTGTTACAGGTAACTTGACAGGTAACGTAACTGGTAACGTAACTGGTAACGTAACTGGTAACGTTAGCGGAACTGCTCTAAACGTAACAGGAACTGTGGCAGTTGCTAATGGCGGTACAGGATTAACATCGGCAGGTGCAGATGGTAATGTAATTACATCAAATGGAAGTATATTTACTAGCGTTGCACCAGTAATTGAAGTTCCATCAGGTGCGATAATGCACTTTGCAAGAAATTCTGCACCTACTGGATGGTTAAAAGCAAATGGTGCTGCAATATCTAGAACTACATATGCATCTTTATTTTCTGCTATTGGTACAACTTTTGGTAGTGGTGATGGCTCAACTACATTTAACGTTCCAGATTTACGAGGTGAATTTACTCGTAATTGGGATGATGGTCGTGGTGTTGATTCTGGTCGTGCTTTTGGTTCATTTCAAGAACCAACATTTCTAGGAAATTTTGCTGGTGATTCTGAATCAATCTTTATTACCAATCCAGACAGCGTTGTTTCTAGAGCAGCCATTCGTGGTGGTAGTGGTCAGGCTGCTACATTCCGTTCCGCAACTGATAATTCATTTAGACCAAGAAACGTGGCTTTATTAGCTTGCATTAAGGTTTAATAATGGCAACACAGCGCATAACATTTACAGAGTGGACACCAGATCAACCTAGTATTGTTGAGAATCTATCTGTTGCTAAGAACGTAGTACCTGCTGCTGTGGGGTTTGTACCATTTCCTACTGCCGTAGATTATTCTGCTGCTGCTAGTGAGAACCTTAATAACATATTTGCTGGTCGTTTCAGTACGACAACAAACGTATTTGCTGGTGGTGCAACTAAGTTATTCAGATTAGATAGTACGGACTTGTCTATGGATAACGTATCAAAGACTGGCAACTACGCTAACGTAGAACGATGGAGATTTATTCAGTTTGGTGACACAGTTATTTGTGCCAACAATGTCAATAAAGTGCAAGCATTTACGCTAGGTTCAAGCACAACATTTGATGACTTGGCTGCTGCTGCGCCTATTGCTAAATTTGTGACTGTGGTGCGTGACTTTGTTGTCTGCGCTAATTTGGATAGCGGATCAAACGCTAACAAGGTTCAATGGTCTAACATCAACGATGAAACTAACTGGACTTCTGGTGCTGCATCTCAGTCAGATTTCCAGATTATTCCAGATGGCGGTAACATTACAGGGCTGTCTGGTGGAGAAACAGGACTTATCCTATTAGAGCGTGCCATTGTGCGTATGTCATACATTGGATCACCATTATTCTTTCAGTTTGACACTATCTCTCGCAGTCTTGGCTGTTCACAAGCAAACTCGGCTGTCAAGTACGGCAACATGACATACTTCTTGGGTGAAGAGGGTTTCTACTCATGCGATGGAAATACAGTCACACCGATTGGTAACGAAAAGATTGACAGATGGTTTTATAGTAACGCCAACCCATCTGCACTAGATACGATGTCAGCAACAATTGATCCATTCCGCAAGATTGTAGTATGGAACTTCTTGGACACATTTGGTAGCAGACTTCTATTAATCTATAACTGGCAAGTACAGAAATGGACTTACGGAACGACTGACACAAACTTTGTTGCATCATCTGCTACTGCTGGAGAAACGCTAGAGGGCATGAACTTATACGGCAACATGGACACCATTACCACATCATTTGACAGCAACCTATTTTCTGGTGGCAAGTTCTTATTGGCTGGGGCTAGGGCAACTAAGATTGTAACCTTTACAGGTCAATCATCCGCAGCGCAGATTGACACAGGTCAAGTCGGTAGCGAGTATCCTTCAGTAGTTACACTTGCAAGACCGATTGTGGATGCTGGCTCTGCTGACGTAGCAATCTCATCTCAAGTTAAGCTAGATCAAGTGGTTGACTTCGGTTCGTACATTCCTGCTGACAGCGAAAATCGTGTACCATTACGGAGTGCAGGAAAATATCACAAGCTATCAATCAAGCCGACTGGCGCACGTTGGTCAAACATCATCGGTGTTGACATTGACATCACAGGACAGGGAACTCGCTAATGTTTCGTGTACTTAATCCTGCTGGTGCAAATCCTCGTGAGATTTCAGAGGTAGTCAACAACACAATGAACGGCAAGACCAACAACACAGGTAACTTCACAACAACTAACAACGTATCAACAACCACACTTTACGATGAACGTATTGGCTTTGATTCTGTCATTTTATTTACACCAACAACATCAGGTGGGGCTACAGAGATGGCTCACCTATATGTTCAAAGTTTAGCTAAAGGCTCGGCAGTTATTCATCATCGCTCTGGCAATCATTCAGCATCTTTTAAATACATAGTGGTCGGATAATGAGATACGTTGCACCAAACGAATTAAGAACTGTATGGGATGAAGTAAGATTTGGACTAGAAGCTGTAAGGGCTAAAGGTCACTCGGAATGGCTACCAGAGGACATATATTGCGATTGCTACGAGCAGAGGGCAATGTTATGGATGGTAGGACAAGGATTCATGGTGTTACAGCCAAATGGCAAGGAGTTGCATATCTGGGCAGCATACTCAAGCAATCATCAAGACGTATTGGATGGACTTGAACACGCTAAAGAAATTGCAAAGCAAGGTGGCTGTGATAAATTAACTTTCTCATCTGTACGCAGAGGGTGGGAGAAATCAGCAAGATTATTAGGATTTAAACCTAAAGTTTGGAGTTTAGAATTATGAGATACAATCATCTAGATATGTTGCCAGCAAAGGCATTTTCACCAGTAGGTAAACGCATGACACTTGAGGGCGGTGGCGGTGGCGGTCGCGGTCAGACACAAACATCCCAAACTGGAATCGATCCATTGCTCAAGCCATATATTAGTTATGGTCTGAATGAAGCACAGAACCTTTATAAATCAGCTACACCACAATACTATCAAGGTCAGATGTATGTCAGCCCATCACAGGCTACACAAGGTGCTATTCAAGCTAACACAAATCGTGCGATGGCTGGCAATCCACTTCTACCTGCTGCACAGCAACAACAACAAGATGTGATTAGCGGTCAGTACCTAAACAGCAATCCTTATTTTAATCAGGCATTGGGTGGTGCTGCACAGGCTGCTACTCAAGTTTACAATGATGCCATTAGACAAGCGCAAGGTGGCGCATCTATGGCTGGTCGTTACGGCTCTAATGTATCTGCTGACTTGCAGAATCGTGCAGCAACAACACTATCTAACACATTGGCTAACAAGTATGGTGAGTTGGCTTACCAAAACTATGGTGCTGAACGTGCAAGACAAGAAGCTGCTGCTGGTGCTGCACCACAATTGGCTGCTGCTGACTATTACGACATCAATCAACTATTGAAATCTGGTCAGGCAATGGAAGGCTACCAACAAAAAGCGTTGGATGCAGACATCAACAAGTTTAACTTTGAGCAAAATTTACCTTACAGCAAACTATCTACTTACTTGGGTTCTGTGTATGGTGCGCCACAAGGTTCAGTAACACAGTCAACAACATCTGGTGGCAAGATTGTATGTACGGCTATGAATGAAGCATACGGCTTCGGTTCATTCCGTCAAGCTATCTGGCTAAAACACTCAGCATCTATGCCTAACGCTAAGACAGTTGAGAAGGGCTATCACACATTATTCTTACCAGTTGTAGCCTATGCCTTCAACGGCACTCCAAACGTTGTTAGGAACGCTGTAAGAAGCGTTGCAGAGCATATCGCTCGCCATCGTACTGCTGACTTATGGAAAGAGATGCGTGGCAAGAAGCGTGATCCACTAGGTCGTATCTATCGTGCGGTTATTGAGCCATTGTGCTTCGTAGTTGGCAAAGTGAAGGGATACTAATATGGGTATGCCTATTCTAGTTGGTGCAGGTGTTGGTGCATTAACATCTGCATTAAAAGGTGAAAATGTATTAACAGGCGCTGCTCTTGGTGGTGCTTTGGGTGGTGTAGGTGGCGGTGTGGGATCTTTACTTAAAGGTGGATCATTTGCACAGGGCGCAGGTCTTTCTGGATTAAGCGGTACTACTGCTAGCGCAACTCCTAGTTTAGCTGTTGCTGGAACTCCTGTATCTGCATTTATGCAACCAACAGAACAACTATCTCAAAGTCTTGGTGGAATGAGAACAGCAATTACACCAAGTGGCGCAGCATCAATTACAGGTGCTACTGGAGAAATTGCCCCAAATATGGGGCTAATTAATTCTGAAGCATTAAAACAAGCAGAATTTCAAACATTAGCAAATGAAGCATCAATATTTAATCCAGTAGGTGCTGGTGGATTAGGTCGTATTTCAGATGCAGAATATCAAGCATTGGCTCAATCAACATCTGATCCATCAATATTTGATAGATTATCTAAATACGCAACTATTAATAATCTTGCTGGCGCATCAATGGTTGCAAATCAATTTAAACCTACTCCATTTTCACCAGCACCACAAGGCAGAATAACACAAGGTCAAATACCACAAGGTGGTATAGGTGGTGGCGGTGTAGAGGGATTGCTTGCTGAATTACAAAAACGACAACAATATCAACCCATCACATTGTTATAGGATAAATCATGGCAAACGGATTATTAGATTTACTTGGTGGGCTGGGTACAAAACCACCAGCTTACTTAGAAGGATTGCTTGGCGCACAGCAGACGGAAGATTTGCGTAAGCAGTCTATTGGAACAGGATTGGCTAACGCACTTGTTGGCTATCTTGCAATGCCTAAGAATCAAAACTTAGGGTTAGGTCGTATCTTGGCTGGTGCTGCACAAGCTGGTATTGGTGGCGCACAAGGTGTGTATGACACAGCCACTCAAGACTATATGCAAGCACAAAAGATTGCAGAGATGCAACGTGCTAAAGAACAACGAGAAGCACGAGAACTTGCTATCTCACAACTTCCAGCAGAACAACAAGCATTGTATCGTGCTTATGGTGA